ATGCGCGGCACGCTCGACGGCTTCGATGAGGTCCGCATTCTTCGCCTTCGCCTTCGCAAGTTGGCGCTGCAAACGCTGACACGTACGCGCAAGATCCTCGTCCTTCTCGGCCTGTTCGATCTCGTCACGAATACTCATGCGTTGCACATCCTGCGATGCCGACGGATCTGCTTACCCTCAGCATTGATCTGATAGCCTCGCTCGCCGAGTGCTCGAGCAATCGCCGTCGCTGCGATCGTAGAGTCTGCTAGGCACTCTACGAGCTCTGCCGCATCCTCTTTACTCATATCGCTAATGCAGTAGCAGACGGCGCATTCGTAGCGTGGCTTTGTGTTCTCGCGCATGATGTCGTCTCGCAATCCCATCAGATCCCCTCCTGGTCGCCACTAATCGTACGCCACTCGTGACGATTATCCTCTACGTGATGCGAATGATGATCTGCGGCGGCTTCGCATTACGCGTCCGCGTCCACAAACCCGACCCATCAGCCTGGCTACCGTACTCGCCAGAACTCGTATTTCCTTCAATCGCTCGGCACTCGCCACTCACGAGATTCGGACGACCAAGCAAGAGGCCAATATGGTCTTGCTGCTTATCCTCATCGAACTGATACGTGATCGCATCACCCTGACGGCTCGAGCGCCACCCGATGATGCTCATGCCGTACTTCTTCTGCTCGGCAGCAGCAACCCAATCCGGCACGAACGCCTCATTCATACCCTTGCAGAACGCGGCCCAACTCTTCCAACCCGCACACCGATACGCCCACGAAGTCGTCGCGGCACACCACGGCCACGCACCCGGCGCGAGCTGCGAACCAAGCTTCTGAATCTCCTCAACATACGGGCCACGATTATTGCCCCATGTCTCGAGCGGACCCTCAACGATCCGCATACACCACGTTGCGCGCTCCGGCATCGTCCCCGGCAAGTCCTTACCAATCACCAGCAGCGTCTTCGGCGTCAGATCGCCGGTCTGCTTGATGCGATTCTTTCGCTGCACACGCTTACACAACTCGCGTGCCGAACTTCCGTACGTGTCGCTTAGGTTGAAGCCTTTGGGGATCTGGATACCGGCACGCTTCGCATAATCACGAAGGGCGATCTTGGCTGCCTGACGATGCGTCACGAGCGGCGAGGATCGGTGACAACATAACCCGCGACTGCGATGATGATCGTGATGAGAGCGCCCTGGACGAGCTCGGGAATCTCAAAGCCTGCAAGGCTCGCGCCCCACACGATGATCGTGACGAGTGCCGCAGCGAGCGTACTAGCAGCAACCTTCGGACTGACATTCTTCATAGCATTCCCTCCTCAGGGTTAGATGATCTGCGAAACGACCGCGGTGATCGCGCCCGTCAATGCACTAATGGTAGCGATAATCGCCACAAGCTGACCCTTCGTCATATCCGAACCACGCCGCATCGCCTCACGCTCCTCCAACTTCAGAAGACGCGCCTCGATCCTATCGAGCGAGCGGAAGATACGATCAATCTCAGCGTCAGACATGACAAGTTATGCGATGCCCTTGACAACCAGAGAACGTCTAACAACAGTATTGTTAGTTGCTCCAGAAATCCTGTAATTCATTGTGAATGTATTTGTCCCAGACGTTAATCCAGTCAAAATATAAGTACTTGAAACACTAGCCTGCTGTGCTGACGCTTGGTCGATCACAATTCCACGATCATCAGATGCGGCGAGTGTTGTTGCACCACTAACACTAATAGTTGTCCACGGATTGATACCCGCAGAAGCGTACATACTTGCACTAAGACAGACTAGAGCTGTAGTTCCCGTACTCAATGTAACGCTCACTGCTGTGCCATCACCAGTCAATGTTGTCACATATGTAGTTGAATTGGTGTTATATCCCGTTGGACCAAAACGCCCTGCTCCTACTTCTGTCACGCAAACCCAAACTGACCCGTTATAGATTGTCTGAATTCCGGTAGGAACTGCCGTATATCCGCCAGATGTTGCTGCTGGAACAGTAGGAGCAGTCAGATACGCACGCTGTCCCTCAACAGGAGAAGTGATCGCTGCATCTCGTACTGCTTCCGTCGTAAAGACAGGATTACCCATCAGCGAGTTATCTCGCACATCGCTATTCCAGCGTGCTGCGGTGAGTACGTCGCCGGCGACGGCGGTTCCTGGTGTAGTCCAAGCCATGAGCGTATTCTACCGTTTCTGTTAGAGGCCGAAGGGAGAGCCGACAACGGTTCCACCAGCAAAGAGGCTGACGGGGTTGGCTGTCGGGTCGGATGACGAGCCGAAGACAAAGGCGACCGTATCCGTAGACGCTAGTGTGAACTCGACGGTATGTTGCTTCGGTCGGATCTGATGTCGGATGCCGATGATCTGAACGGCGCGGGAGACGCGCGTGCCGACCTTGCTTGGTTGGAATTGGATTGTCACGATGTCGGCGAGCTCGAGCGCGAGCAGCGAAGTTTGTTGCGCATTCGATAAGGCGGCAAGTTCGACGGCGATCGTGTTGAATCGCAAGTCTGGTTCGCCATACTTCTTGGCAAAATACCCGGCAAGAGCGAGCGCGTCCGCGGTTCCTTGCGAGCCTAGCGGGAGTAGGAGTCCATTGATCTCGAGGCTCTGCACGCCATACGTCGTCTGACTCGTAGAGTTCGATGCGAGTTGTGTCTCGAGTCCAATTGGCGTGATGCCGACACGGTTGTAGAGGAGTTCGGTGCCGTATGAGATCTCAATGTCGGTGTACGGGATGGCGGTGCCAGCGTCGGAGAATACGACGGTGCCAGGGGCGAGTGCTCCCGCGTTGCGATCCTTGAACTCGACCTTATTCGCCTTTGTCATGAAGAGCAGTCCAGGTTCGGACGCGGCGACGAGCTGGAGGTACTCGAGCACCTCGCGGCCCTGCTCTACCACATCCGCCTGGAGCGTTTGCACGCCCGTGTCAATCGATCGGTCTGCCGCAGGCCACCCAACCTCGGAGCGGTCTAGGACGGCGCCGATACGCGCTCCGGTTGTCTGAGCCGTCGCCGTATGCGCATTCAACTGCTGACCACCAAAGAGGATGAAACCATCGACACACGCAGCCGAAGCAGTCGCGTCACCCTCAACGCTGTAATCAAGCGACCAATCCTCGACAAGGCCCGTAAACTGCACCGCCGTCGAACCGGAGACGATGGTGCTTACTTTCATGTTCTTCCGCGGCTTGATGTTCGGATAGAACGGCGATGATGTGTAGAACGGATCGAACGCGCGTGACGTATTCGTAAAGCTCAAGTTCGCGCTACCCGTGGTGAACCGATCTAGTTCGCGAGAGAGTCCGCGACTGATCGTCACGCTCGTGGTGTACGACGTGACATCGTAGAATGCGGTTCCGCTTCCACCGATCTGGACTAGAACATCAGGAGCCGGCACGACGCTAGCCCTTACGAAGCGTCGTCACGCGATTGAAGTCCGTCTTCGTAGAACCACCCGAAGTCTGACCCGCAACATTCTGCGTCACACTCAGCAGCGGCGCGCTGAAGGCTTGACCATTGCGCTTCTCAAAACGCTTGATCGACTCGACAATCGTCCGACCAAGCTCGTCAGGATCAGTACCAAGCCCAGCATGAACCGTCAGGTTATACACCGTCGTGTTACCGCCTCCGCCACCACCAACAGCGTCACGCAGCATATTCATCGCACTCGTCGAGTTCAACGGAATGACAGCCTCAGCACCAGCCTCACCAGCCGTGAACACCTGCTTCTTTAGAATGCCACCCATCGCCAAACCGTAGGCAGAGCGAACAGGCTTCGCGTTCCCAGCATCCCAATCCTGCATGATCTTCTTGATCTCAGCAGCCTCAGCAGCCGTGATCGTAGAGCCACCAGGACTACCAGCACGCTTCCGAAAATCCTGTGCCTGCTTCAATCGATCAGCGCGTCGTTTCTGCCAATCAGCAAGCGCCTCATCATAACGGCGCTGATTCTCCTGCTTCAACGCAGACGACACGCCAGGCTGCTCAGCAGCAATCGGATTACCCTGACCAGCAACCTTCGCAATATCCGCCACGAGCGCAAGCACGCCCTGCAACTCGCGCTCAAACGCGCCCGAGAAAGCGATACCAAGTTCGGAACCGAAATCAGCGCCAATATACGCCTTGAGTTGATTGGAGAAGGATTCGGCGCTGATCAGTCCACGATTGAACTGCTCGATCAGATTGTCAATCGTCTTCTTATCCGAATCCTCAGCATCCGACAATGCGCGATCGCGAAGCGTCTGCTGACGATCAAGCAAGAGCTGATCCAAGTCGAGCTGTGCGCTCGTCTTATCCTCAGCCGTCGCAACGGCATCCTGCGCAGCCTTCAGTTCGATCTTGAAACGCTCATCCTCAATACGCCTCTGCTCCGCCGTCATCTCCGCAGCATTCGACCCACCAGCAATCCTCAGCAACGCAGCACGCTTCTGCGACATAAATGAAAGTAGGCTCGAGCCGAACGATTGAAGCTGCTTCCGCGCATCCTGAATAGCAGCCTTCACCGTATCCGTAATCAGATTACGCGCAGGAGCCTTACGAGTCATCGCACCAAAAGCATTATTCACAGCATCCCTTAGAGGACCTGGAAGAGCCTTAGACGCATTACTCAACGCACTCAAAAGAGCATCACGCATAGCCGGACCGATCTGCGCAAACGCTGCTGGAATAGCAGACAACATGCCATTCTTGAAAGAAATAAGCGCATTGGTTCCCGTGATGTTGAACCACGTATTGATTGCTCCACCAAACGCATCAGCAATCGTCTGAGCCGAAGATCCAATCTGAGATCGACCCTTGCTATTGAAAACGCCAAGCAGAGAACTGATCATCGCATCACCCATACGACGACCCGCAGCGCCAGCATCCTTATTCAACTGTGCAAAGAAAGTATCAAACTGCTGACGACCACTCGGCGTAAGCACAACACGTGCCGGTAACTCAATACGTCCCTGCTGATTCCACCACGTATACAAACTCTGAATGCCATTCCAAACAACATTCCCAATCGATCCAACAATCAGACGAATCTTCGCATCAAGCGTTGGCTTCGCACCAAGCGAATTGACGAATGCTGCGACCTTACCCGCAACATTCGCTAGCGCGATGACGAGCGGTCCACCAATGTTCTCGCGTAGATTCTCGACAGCCTCATTGAATCGCTGAAACGATCCGGTAGCACTTCCACCGAATGCCTCAGCCTGTCCCTGGACGCGTCGCTGAACGATCGCGAGGGCTTCCTGCTTCGTCGTGTTCTCATCGACCGTGATACCGAACTGCTTGAACAGGCGCGTATTACCATTCATCGCGCGACCGACATTCATCGCATTCTTCTCAAGATCCGCAAAACCCGTATTCGCAGAAAGATCAAGCGCCAGGTTCAGCCCATCCATCGCCTTCGTCGAATCACCGGTAAGGCGAAGGATCGTCGTGAATGCTCGAGACGCAGCCTCATCATCCACGCCAAGCGTCGTGGCAAGCTGCGTGAACTGATTCTGCAATCGTTCAACATCACCACTCATGCCAAGCGACTTGAGCTGACCACGGAGTGCCTGCGTGCTCTTCTCAGCCTCAGCAGCCGCCTTCACACTCTTATAGAGCTCGGCAGTAACACCAACACCAATCGCAACAGCAGCAAGCTTGCCGAAGCGAGCAAGTCCACTACCCGCTCCCTTTAGTCCGCGACTAAGAGCACTCGTATCAGCAACGATAGGGACAACGACAGCCATACGTCTAGTTTACCCGCCCTCTACCTAGGCCCACGAGTACGCAACTCGGCATTCAGTACGCGCTCCATCTCGACCACGCTTCGCTCAATACTCTTCCGAACAGTCGGCAAATGACGCTCCGCCGCCGGCCACATCGAACGCGAAGCATTCCCATACTTCGCAATCAGATTCCTATTGAACTGCGACCCATTCGGATTCTTCCGACCAGCAATATCAAATACCGCACCAGCAGGACTAGACTGCTGCATCTTCATCAGCGTACGCTTGCCACCCGTTCCGCGAATCTTACGACGACGGACGCTCGCATTGATCCGATTCGCCGGTCGTCCAGTCCAGGCAGGCAATCGAGCAGAACCAGAACGCTCACCCGAACCACTCGCCTCCTTCCAGCGAGAAAGCGGAGTCTGCTGAGGAACGCCCTTGCGTGCTTCCGTAATCATCGGCTTCACATCATTCTTGATGCGTTTCTGCGCCGCCTTGTACAACTCTGGATCGATCTTCTTCAGAGTGTCTAGCGCCTGATCAAGTCCGCGCACGCGATACGCCTGAGCCATCAGATCATCCTTGCGAGTGAACCGCTCGCCACCTGATGTAGCCGAGCATTGTCCAAAGCATACGCTCCGACTCGAGCAGCAATTGGCTCGGAGCGATGCCTGTTTCGACAGCGAGGCTCGCTATGAGCCAATGGGAGGAGTGCTCTCCGAGGGCTCTAAAGGGCCAGACTCGGAGCCTTCAATATCCTCGAGGGTCGCAACCCAATCCATGAAGTCTAGCGTTGTCTTTCCCTGGCGCTGCACGCTATGCCAGGCGAGCCACACGAAGTCTCGAGCGAAGATCGTATCTCCGCCGAGCTCGGTCGAGGGGCGCTGATACTTCTCTTCCCATGCGATGACATCGACGAGTTCGGCCGTAACCGTCTCGGCGATACCACCCTTCGGCTTGATCTTGAACTGAACTTCCATCTCTCATTCCCTCCAACTAGCGCCGATAGGCGCGATGAGTTTAGGCTACAGCCTTCGTCACGGTACCCGACACGGGCCACGTTACGGACGCAGTAGCCAACTCTCCCACCGCCCCATTTACAGGGCTCCACTCGACGATCAACGGTGTCATGGAATACGAGGGATTCGCGGTACCAACGGCGGTGCCGTTCGGCTTGATGACGAGCGAAGTGGTCGAGCCGATCAGCGGGTAGACGAGGCCCTCGATAGCCGAGTAGTCCTGGTGCATGTCCAGCGTCACGCTGTTATCCTGGAGGCCGCCGACGCGAGTCGTGGCACCCGAACCGAACGCGGTCGTCTCGACCTCATTGACGGAGATGTTGAGTGTCACCGAAGCGACATAGGAGCTCACGTCGGTGCCGCCAAGCACCACGTTCGCGTTAGTCAATACGAGCTTTGCCACTTGGCTAGACCCCCTTCAAGGTGTCGTCGTGTTCCTTAGTCATTCTAGCCGACGATTTGGACGGTTCTACAGAAACGATCCGACCAGAC